CGTGTATATGTAAGAGAGGGGACAACAGAGGTTCAAGTTCAAGACTGGACAAAATTAAATAGAACACCAAACGAATATTATTTTATTTTTGATACCAGAGATAAAATACCAAATGAATATTATGTTGATTTAAAGGTAATTTCTTCTGGTGAAGTTAATACTTATAAAAGAACAATAAAGTTTCAAATAGTAAATAAAAAATAAAAAAATAAAAAAATAAAAAATGCCAAATTATATTATAAATCAATGTTTAACTAATAATGAATACATTATTTCTGCCGATACGTTAACGTCGGGCGCCACAATAGAGTTTGATATTAGCGAAGCCCGATTTTGTGGTACTGTTGGGGCAGTAACAGAGAGCACTGAAACTCTAAATATATCCTTTATTAGTCTACATACAGATTGTTGTTCGTGTTTAAGTGGTCTTACAGAATCTTTAAATTTTAAATTTATACAATGTGGTACAGAAAATGAAATTAATATAAGCGCAACTGATTTTTGTAGTGAATTTGGGTCACCCACTACAGGTCTTACTTATGAAATACAATTTGCTTCTGAAACACCATTTTGTGCTACTTTTAAGGGGTTAAGCGAATCAGGTGAAACAAATTATTCATACATTTCAGGACCCTTTTTACTTTGTGAAGATTGTGGAGAAGAACCACCAAGAAGTGCAAATACTGAAACATTTTTATGTCAAGAAATATGTACATCTGGTGGTACAACAACTATATCAATAACACCACCACATCCAATTTGGACTGATGGATATGGAACTCAAGTTACACAATTAAACATGATTACATTAGGTGGACCTAATGGGTTAAATAATTAAAATTATGAATATAGAAAGAATAATAAGAAAAGTTTTAAAAGAAGAAGAGGAACATAGGTCTGGAAGATATATGTTCTTCTCTAACCTAGAACAAATGAGAAGACAGTGTGATTTACTTTTAGATTTAGATGAAGAAATGGTTGAGTCTATTTTAGAAAATGGTCACGATTGGGCACAAGACCATATTGCTGAGGCAAAAAATAATATGGATCAAGTTTTTGATTTTATTATGAACGAATCAAAAAATGAAGATAATGATATATCTGATTACGATGATGAGCTTGTTATGGAAGGTAGAAAAAAAACTGGCACTAAATTATGTGCTAGAGGTAAAGCAGCCGCCAAATCTAAATTTGATGTGTATCCTAGTGCTTACGCTAATGGTTATGCCGTACAAGTATGTAAAGGTACAAAACCAGGTTTAGACGGTAAAAAACGTTGTTCTGGTGTTTATTGTTAAAAATTTCTTAAATTTTATTTGGTAGTATATTTATTTTTTCCTTATATTTGTAGAACAATATAAAATAAGAACTATGATAAAGATTTGGAATTTTTTTAGACGATTTAAATTAAGAATGTATTTATTGTCAAAAAAAGGTAAAGTAATTGCACCAACGTATGTAGAAAAAACAATGTCATATGAAAAGACTTGTTTTAACATTTGTTTAAAAGCAATCAAACATAAAGATACAAAATTTATGATTGCACCAATGTCAAATAAAAGATACATTGAGAATAAAACTATGGATCTTTTTATTACTATGTTTGATAATAAAATTGATTTAACAAATCACATTTATCACTATAATGTAAAACTATCAAACCGTGATTGGGAAAGAGTAACATATGTATTTGATAACGAAACAGAAAAAAGAAGGGTTGAATACGAAGAAACAATTAATTCTCAAATTAAAAATTCATTACATAACGTATTAGATAGAATTTCTAAACTCTGATAAGATATTAAAAACTATGGAGTCTACGGACTCCTTTTTTGTTTTATATGAAGTCATAACCGGTTTTTGTCCTTTACCGGATTGAGGATCATTTTTTTCCGCTTTTCTTTTTTGTTGACAAGCCGACCTTTTTTGTGAGTCAGACATTTTACCCGCAACACCAGCAGCCCTACATTTAGGATAAGACCCACTATCAGCGTCCTTTCTACCACAAGGTGGATGTTTGCCGTCAACTTTTCTACATATATCAACCCATGGTCCTTTTGGTTGTGAAGAACCTTTTGGTTTTTTCTTTTTCCCAAACCATACTGCAAGATCCTCAACAATGACATCTTGAGTAATTTCAACCCATTCACCAAGTTTTGTTACAGTTTTTTTTGGGTCAAAATTTTTAAGTGGTTTTGCGTCTAAATTTTTACCGGGTATACCATTCATAACACCACCATCGTCAGCAAAAGCAAATGAATCTGGGTTATTTTTTATATATCTAGCAATCTTTTCCGCTCTTTTTTCTCTCTTTTTTATTTCACTTTTTTTAGTTGACATTTTACCATCCAAACTATCATGATCTAACATTGCATCATCCCATTGTGTAACAAATTCAGTAAACGGTGCATTTTGATTTTTTTGAAACTCTCTATACCCAGGTAGTAAAGGTGAAACATAAGAACCCCTACTTGACTTTTCAGAAGTGGCTTCTCTTATTATTTTCTTTATTAATTTATCGTCTATCATTATTCATATAAATATTTGTAAAAATGGAAAATAAAGAAAGTAATGAATTATTTGGTAATTTATTTGGAACTATTGATCTTTTAAGTGAAGATCATCTTGAGGTGATACTTACAACTATGGATAAAGAACATTCTTTATATTATTTAATTGAGTCGGTTAAGGCCGCACACAAACGAGGTGCTTTTACAATAGGTGAGGTTGAGATAATCTCAAAGGCTATTAGAACTATGTCTAGACAGTAAGTGTACTTTATATAACATTAAATGTAAGTGATATACACATAATGTTAATATCCCCCAAGTCTCCATCCAAAAAAACCCTTTAAAAAACCAGAAAAAAATTGATATTAAATAGATATAGAAATAATATTTAAATCTTTTTGCCAAGTATAATGGTACCAAACAAGATAGAAAAAAAAGGATTGCAAATATATTATGTAACCAAAAATGATCCGGAACTGAAAATGCTGTTAATAATAATAGAAACATTGATGGTATTTTCCATTCATCTAAATCAAAAAAAAAGTAACTTACAAGTGCATTTGTTAAAATAAATAAAAATTGTAGATCTGTTGTCCATGATTGAGATAATGATTGTAATTCACCACAATAAAAATAAATTATAAAAGGTTGTAGTATAGCAAGAACTATAACAAACAACCTTCTTATAAAATCAAAATTTTTTATCATCTAATAATTTTTCTCATAGTACCATCTTCATATACCTCAATTATTACACCTGTAGTATATTTTGGGTCAACTTTTTGTCCTAATAAATTAATATAACCAATAATTTGTTTATTTTTAACATCTCTAGTAATAACAATTGGTCCAAATGTTTCATATTTTCCGTCAATATCAAATTGTTGTAATCTATAATAAACAATTTCACTTAAATTATTATCAATATATGAATAATTAATTTTTTCATTACTATTAACAGCGGCATTTTTAATTGTAACCAATTTCCAATTTTCACCATCAATACTTGATTCTAAATCAAAATGACTTGAGTTGTTTTCAGATTCAGTTGTCCAATTAATTAAATTAAACATTGGATACACAACGCCCTCAAACTGACTTAACTCAACTGGTAATGGGACACTTAATAGTACACTATATTCTTCTATTTCACCATAACCATATCCTGTTGAATTATAAGCATCATTTGTTGGTGTTGTATTCCAAACAGAAAGTACTCTCATTTTAACGGTACCTCCGATAGCATCATTTGGTACATTAACAGAAGCTGAACCTGTCGCACCTGGTGCTGATAATAATACATTTTCTGTTGTTTGAAATACCCCGTCTTGGTCCCAATCAATCCAAGCGGCATAACCAGGATACGAACCAAAAGTTAGTGTGCCTGAAACAGATATTGTATAAACACCACCAATATCTAAATTACCAACAATTGAAAGGTAATCAGAATACGCGTCTCCGTCTTCAGTAGATGTGTTATTAATATCACTTAAAGTTACATTTGTAATATAATCACCATCACTAACCCCATAAGTATATGGTGGTGCAAGTTCTAATGTGACTAAAATTGGTGATGTAACACCAGCAGGACAAGAACCATTTACTGAAGTCGCTCTAAAATACATATTTGTTTGAGCAACATTTAGTTGTAATGTGTATGGCATAATAGGATTTGTAATTGATCCGTCAACTGTACTAAAATTATTAAAAGACCATTCTAATAATGTTACACTACCTCCATTTCCCACAATTGAGAATGTAACAGCGTCATTTACAACTGTTGTTGTTTTATCTGAAGATAAAGTACCCGCAGTTGTTGGTGTAGTACAGGGTGTTGTGATACAAACTGTAAAAGTACCCCTTGACCCAACAGTGGATGCGTAACTATGAATTCTTATGTAGTAAGTAACACCAATACTTAAACTATTAACTGTTGTGGTTTCTACACTAGAACCTCCTGTAACATCAATACAAGCTAGTGATGAAAGTCCACCACAATTACCACCATACACTTGAAAAACAACATCAGCCATAGTACCTGGTGTGACAGTAATAACATGTGAAGTATTTGTTGCAACAAAAGAAAACCATACATCATCATCAGCACCTGTACCGGCACATGCCGCTGATGATTGTGTTGCACCAACACTACTAGCGGAAGTTGTTGAGGTACAAGTTGAAGAACTGTTTACTGTGACAGATGTTGCATTTGAACAATCATTATTAGTTGGTGGGCTTATGGATGAGGTAGAAGCAACCCAAGAACTTGTAGTTCCACCACAATTACTTTGCACATAAAGAATATAGGACGTTTGTTGGGTTAAACTACTTGCGGTCGTGGTTGTTGTACCAACTATTCCAGATGATGCAAGTCCGGTAGATCCGCTACCGCCAGCACCTGACGACCTTAATTCCCAATTATAACCATTGTTTGGTGTTGGTGATGGTGCCGTCCAAGAAAGATTTGCAGTTGATGATGAGGTGTATGATATTGTTGGTAGTGTAGGTCCAATACAAGACTGCACAGTCCAAATAAATATTAACCCTGTTGAAGGAACACATCCACTACGAAACCTTACGTTGTGAGCGTTAGATGTTCCAGCGGTTGTACCATTTGGTGCTCCCCAATTTGGTGTTGCGTCCGGTATAGAAGTTGTTAGTCTTCTGTTATTGTAGTCTGTATTTGTGGAACCTCTTAAACCAACCATTGGTTGATAAGTTGTGCTTGTTGTAATTGTCGTCATATTACCATACACAACACTTATTTGACCATTTGATTTGTTTACTCTGATTTGAAATGAAAATCTTTCTGAACTACTTTGTAAATATCTTGCAGCATTTTGCCATTGAAACACCACTTCAGTACCTACATCCTCCCATCTTCTTTCATATACTTGTGACGCAATTGCCGTACTTCTTAAATCCATACCCATACCTGCAATAACACCCACTGCAGTACCTGTTGATGATAATGGTCCAGTTACACTATTTCCTGTTGTTGTTGTTCCTGGGTTTAAAAACAAAGCACCATCTGCCGTCATATTAACAGATGTAATTGTTGTATTGTTAAACTGAAATTGTGATCCGGATGGTATTGTAAAATAACTACCATCAGTATCATAAGTGATAGCACCACCAGTTGTTGTTACTAATTGAGTACCACCAACAATTGCCGTATATGTACCGGTTGTCTCAGAAAATGAATAAAGACTTGATACTTGTGTAAAACCCAAAAAAGAAATTAGGGTAAATAATAAGATTAAAAAATTTTTCATAATTAAGTATTTTTTCTTAATAAATACTTTGAAGAGGTTTAATTATAAAGTTAAAATTTACTTAGATGAACATTTAGTGTTATTAAATTATTATTCATAAAAAAAGGAGACAATTTCTTGTCTCCTTTCTCTTATTCGTTTAAGATATCTTATCTTAATTCTCTCAAGTCAAATGTTCTAACTCCATCAACTGTGATTCTACCATAGAAACGGTTGTTAACCATTTTCTTAGCATATCTCGTCATTATACCTTTGATAGGTGTAAAGTTGAATGGGTTATACATTGTAGGTGTTAATTGAAGAGGCACATACGGTGCGTAAATGTAACCAGTGTCAAGTAGAGATGTTCCTTTGTGACCAATCAAAATTTGATTTGGTGGGAAGTAAGGATCTCTATACACTTGGTAACGACCAGAAAGTGTACCAACTCTTTCAATACCCATGTTGTATTGATCTTGCTCAGGAGACGCGTTAGATACGTGGAAGTATTCTAAGTCATCAAAGATTGCAGAAACCTCAGAAGATACGATGATCCAGTTAGCACCACCTCTAAGTGTAGACTTGTGGATTTGTGCTGACAATTGGTTAATCGCAGTGATCAAAGTTTGGTTCCAGTCTTTTTGAGTATAAGAAGTTGTTAAATTTAATCTTCTCCATCCGTTGTAATCCCATCTTAAATTCCAAGCAGCGCCTTTTCTCAAGTCTCTCAAGATTTCTCTATCAATTTCAGCAGCAACTTGTTCTGACAATAAAGCTGTTAATTCAGCTTCAGCATCAATATTATGGAATGCAGCAACGTCTTGTGCAAGTTCTGGAGACCATTGTGCTCTTAATTTTCTTTCAGTTACAGAAACTGTTACTGATTGAAGATCAAAAGATACCTCACCAATTTCTTCAGCGAACTCAAGATTTTCGTAAGTTCTATACATAACTCTTAATTCATCACCAGTCAATGCTCCTAATGTAGATCCTGTGTAACCATCTAAAGATTCGTCACCACACTCAAAACAAGCTGGACAAGAAAGGTCAACTTCTAAATAGATACATCCTGTTGCGTCACAGATATCGTAGTAAGAACCACCATTTCCGTAGTTAGGACCGTTAAAGAAGTTTGTTTGTGTAGGTTGTCCTTGATTGTAATCAACGATACCTTTACCATATTGTTGAGTAACAACTCTGAACAATAATGGTTTACCAACTCCATTAGCCGCATCCCAAACAACATTACAAGTATCAGCAGATGTTGTAATATTAGATGTTGCATAAATTCTTAAATCAGAAAGGAAAGATTCTGTATCAACTTCGTTACCATCAGGTCCGATTAGTTTACCAGCACCAACACCTAAAGTTCTAAAGTTACACATTCTAACGATAATTTTTCTTCTGTTACCATTTTGGTATGCTGCAGCAGCAGTAGTAGTACCAGTAGTAACTAATGAACCGTTATCCCAGATAACCATCTCAGTAGACGCTGTAACAGCAGACCATTTTCCTTTTGAGTAATCAAATAATCCTGGAGGATCTAAACCAGCTTCTGAACCTTCATAAAATAAATCATAAAGATTTTTAGCATATGCGTTAGCATTTGGTGGATAACCAGCACCAACTTGACCTTGGATAGCCCCTGAGTTTCCTGGAGATCCTACCGGTGGGTAGTGAGTAGCAACATCAGTTGGGTTAGTTTGTTTGTATCCTTGGATACGAGGTACAAAGTAGAACAATTTACCAATAGGTAAGTTCATTGCTTGTACAGAAACGATATCGTTAGCTAACAATTTAGAGAAAACTCTTCTTACGATAGGGAAAACAACAGTTTCAAATGCTCCGTTAGAACCTTCTGAAGTTGCTTCGTTAATCAAGTGAGAAGCTTGGTTTTCGTATAATTGTGCTACGTTCTCTTTTAGGTGGCCTTTAAGACCTTCAAGGAACCCTAATCTGTCCCATTTGTTAATTGTATCTTCTTTGATAACTTTAAGGTGTTTTAACCCAATGTTACCTACAAGACCTGATTCTAATAATGCTCCCATTTTTAATTTTTTTTAGCTTTATTTTTATTTATGTATTGTATAAATATACTTTACTTTTGAAAAAGTTAATTTTTCGTTTATTTTTTATAGTTTTCCCATCAAATCTTTCATTCTTAAGAACTGTGGATTTTCATATGTTTTAGATTCAATTAAACTAACTGCCGATCCAGACGATGCTGTTTTATTTACAGTTCTTTCAATTGACTCATTCAATGAACCACTTTCATTAAGAGAATTATTTGATAATTCAGATTTAACAACTCTATAAAGATTTTTTGATTCTTTTAATGTTTCAACATCATCAAATCTTCTCAAGATGTTAATCTTTTCTTGTTTTGTTGTTGAATGCTCAGTAAACAATCTTGTTGCGTAAGCTAAGTTTGAATTAAATACCGCAACTTCATTTAATTTAGTTCTAAACAAATCAAGTGCTTTTCTGTATTCATCATTTTTAGTTCTTAACTCAATTACCTCTTCTTTAAGATGTCTTGGTGCTGCTTTTGGTTTAGGTAAACCTCTACCAAACGATCTTCCAGAACCGTAAGTTCTTGAAGCTTCTTTAGTTTCAACTTTTTTACCTCTCTTTATTGGTCTATATTCACCATCAAGATTTTCACCATCTTTATAACTAAATTTAGCTTTACCCATTCCAACACCTTTTGTTCCTTCTTTTTGTTTAGGCATTTTATAATCAGTAACTTGACCGTATTTGAATTTAGGTCCTTTTCCGGTTAATCCTTTAGAACTTTTTTTAGTTTTTTTAGATTCATAAATGTTTAAGTCATCATCTTCATAATCTTCTTCTTCATCCTCATCTTCAAAACTCATCATATCCAGGTCATCCATTTCCACCAGGTCATCCATTTCCACCAGGTCATCCATTTCCACCAGGTCATCCATTTCCACCAGGTCATCCATTTCCACCAGGTCATCCATAGATTCTTCACTCATTTCTATTTCATACATGACACCTTCAACCTCTTCGTCCTCGTCTTCAAAAGAATAATCTTCCATATCGTCCTCATCTTCTTCGTCCTCGTCTTCAAAAGAATAATCTTCCATATCGTCCTCATCTTCTTCGTCCTCGTCTTCAAAAGAATAATCTTCCATATCGTCCTCGTCTTCAAAAGAATATTCCATATCCTCATCATCTTCTTCATCATCAAAAGAATATTCCATATCCTCATCTTCTTCTTCTAGTTCAGTACCATCTTCATACATTTCCTCAAGTTCTGAGTCAAATGCTGTTTCATCAAAATTTTCCATAGATTCATTTAATTTAATGATGTATTCATCGTCATCATCTGTTAATGTGATAATATTGTTATCTCTTGTAACTACAACGCCATCATTATCACCCATGGCTTTAAATACTCGGATTACTTCAGCATCAGAGGCGTCTCTCATGTCTATTGTTTCATCGTCACCAGTTTCCATTCCAGGCAAACTTTCATCACCCATCATTTCTGGGTCCTCAAATTCAGGTTCTGCTGCTACCATATTAGGATCCATTTCCATTCCAGTCTCGTCAGGCATCATAGTTGGGTCTTCTGTAGCAACATCTTCTGGGTCCATTTCTGGTTCTATAACCTCTTCTTGTTCCATAAGAGATTCTTTTACTAGTGAATTAATTTCTTTCCTCATTGTTGACGAAAGTATTCCTTGTGCGTTTTTTTTAAGAGATTCTTCCAAATTCTTTATTTGGAACAATGTGTCTTCTATCATGTTTTTTTCTCCCATTGATATTTTTTCTTTACAATATAAATATTGGTAGTTGGAGAAAAATTCGGTATAAAACAAAAAAGGGGACAAAAATGTCCCCCTTTATAAAAAAATAATTTTTAATTAGTCTATTACCTCATCAATTTTACTTTCAGTTATTGATGTGATTCTCCAGTCCATCGTATAATTTTCATATACTTTTGTTACTTTTGCCTCAACATCCGTAGGTGTATAGCCTAATACTAATTTTTCTTCTTTTACTTTTTTTACTCTACCAGATTCACTGTCTAATAGATCCGATGTAATTTTTGCTACAAAATATTTTTCTCCTTGTTCCATAATTTTATTTTTCTAAATAATGAGACAATTTTTTCATTAAGTCAAGAGATTTGTTACCAGTTTCACCAACATTTCTTTCAATTGACATTTTTTTCTCCTCATCTAGATTTTCTTCATATTTCATTCTATCATCTTTATTTAAAAATAAATAAGCCCCAGGTGTTGATGGTGATGAAACAAGGTCAAAACAAATTAATTCAAAATCATCTTGTACTTCATTTTGTTCCCCAACCTTTTTAAGTGATCCAACACCACGAGAAGAAATTCCAAGTGTAACTCCTTGTCTAAGGTAATTTGCCGCTAAATCGCCTTTTGTTGAGCAAATACCTCTTTCATGAAATCCTGGACTTGTAAGTAATTTTAATTTACCCAACAATACCGGACCATCCCACCATACCTCAGTGATTATGTGTGATACACGATCAAGGTCAATAAGAGAAGATTCTGGGTGATTTAGTTCAGACAGAGACGTTCCTTTCTCAATCATCTTTTTATAGTTATCAGCTTCTCTTTTTAAGATTTTTTCTGGGTATACTCTACCGTTTCTATTAGGTGTGTTATATTTTTGTAAAACCGCATAAAATTCAAAAGGTTTTGAATAATCCAAGAAATTTTTTTGTTCCATAATAAAATGGTTACCACTTTCTCTTGGGTTTATATATCCTGCATCATATTCAATAAGAATGCCCTTACCAGTTTCGTTAGGTGCTAAAATTTTCATATTTAATTTTTATTATAAATATTACTCCTTTTCGGTTTTTATTTTTATTAACTTAGTATTTCCATTTTTAGTTAAGTAAAATTTGAAATATTCATTCCTTGTTAGTATATCGGAATATATTTCTTTTATAATATTTTTTAATGATTTTTTTAATTTTGTTGATTTAAAATCTATTTCTTGTTTTAAAAATAAATTTATTTCTAGATTCATAAAAGATTTCTTTTTTAAGTGTAACCCACTAGTTCTTAAGTCTAGATCTACAATAAATTTATCATCAAATAAATTTTTATCTATACTCTGAAATACTGAATGTTTAACCGATCTATTCATATTTAAAACAATTCTATTCCAGTTTTCATACTCTTCTTTTGGTTCTACCCAGGTTTGTAAGTTTAAATATAGTGATTTAAATTCTTTTGAATCTACCGTACCGTAATGTACTTTAGATGTTCTGAAACCATTTATTTTGGTAGTTTTTCCTTTCTTCATAATTTTTTTCCATGTGACTTTGGTTTATTTTTAAAAAAATACTTAATTTTGTAATATATATCAATATAATAAACATTTTAATTAAATTATGTTAATAGTCCCGGTAAAAAAAAACGACATAGAAAGAGCTCTTAAAGAGTTAAAGAGTAAAGTTATAAAAACTCGTCAAAATTCACATCTAAATTATAGAAAGGAATTTACAAAAAAATCAGTTGAGAGGAGAGACTTGTTAAACAAAGCAATCTATAGACAAAAATTACAATCAAATAATTAAATATTTCTATTTAATTCTTGTAGTTTAAAGTAATTTAATTTATCGTATTTTTCGTTTTTAACTTTTGTTATTGTCTCTGTTATTTTAGATTTAATATCATTGTCAGTTTCTTTAGATTTTAAATCATTTAATTTGTCAACAACATCTTCTTTAATTATTTCATATTTTAAAGTTAACTTTTCGTCCGACTCTGATAATATTGACTCTAATTTTATTTTTTCATTTTCATTTAGTGATGACAAATAATTTTTTACAGTTTTATTTGCAATCTGGACCATCTGATTAATACTGATATTTTTTAGTTCGTCATTATTTTCATCTTTTTTCTTTAGATTTTCTATTAAAATATTTTTACTTTTAATTTTATTTTCCAATGTTAAAAGATCATTAGAAAAAACATTATCAATATCTTCGTAAATATTTTTTGTTTTAATATCACTAACCCACAATTTTAAATCATCAATATCAGATTTAGAAATTTTGTTAACAATATTTTCATAGATAGTAATACTTTGATTTACAAAATCAGATGCTATAGATTCATTTAAATCTTTTTTTGATGATAGTTCATCATATAAATAATAAAGTTTATTTATATTTTTATTTTTTGCAACTAATTGGTCAAAGACAAATAAATCTCTTTTTATTGTATTGTTTGTGTATGATTCTACCAAACATTTTTCTATTTTTGATTTAAGTAATCCAAATTTCATAGCTAATTTTTATTATAAATATTAACCATTAAGTAATTTTTCAAGTTCTTCTTCAATCTGACCTAAAGAA